TTGCATTATCTATAATCAGGTTGTCACTTAACGTACCGCCAGCTTTCGGCAAAGCTGCATTAGCTGTTGTAGCAGCAGCATCAGCAGCATCCTTCGCAATCTTTACAGCAGCAGGAGTAGCAGCCGTAGTAGCAGAAGTAGAAGCTGCACTATCTGTTAACTGAAGAACACCAACTGCACTAGTTGTTCCAGTAGCAATCTTGCTACCTGTTATCGCAGCCGAGCCAGAAATATCTGCATCAACGATAACTCCAGCGGCAATTGAAGTAACACCTGCATTAGTTATTGCTATGTCTCCTGTCACTGCAACGGCTGCTGCTTTATTTGATGCGTTACCAACAAGAATCTGAGCAGAAGTTAGATCAGCTAATTTGGTAAATGCAATTTCAGCAGCATTATTTATATCGGCATTAAGTATTGCTCCGTCAGCAATCATTGCTGAAGTAACAGTACCTGAATCGTTAGTTGTTATTAAAGTCCCAGAAGTATTAGGTAAAAGTATTGTTTTATCCGCTGTAGTTGGGTTAACAACTCCTAAAGTAGTCTGATATGCGTCTGTACTAGAACCTTCAAAAACAAGCGTTGCAGTATTACCTAATAACACTTGACCAGTGACAGTACCACCAGCTTTTGATAACTTCTCTGTCTCTAATTCTTCAACAGCATCTTGCAAATTTGTACTCTGAATTTGCCCAAATGGTGTGAAAGTAATATTGGATGCGACCTGCCCTGCTACGGTCTGTGATAAATCAATTTCTTCCCATGAACTTCCTGATGTGTTTGTAACACCTAAAATGTAATCTGGTGGAGCAAGAGCAACTACAGGTGCTGGCGCACTAGGAGTACCAGAAGTTTCAACCACTAAATATAAACCATCAGTACTAGTTGTCGGAGTAGGAACATTAGATCCAACCGTTAAACCTGCTGCTGCACCTGCGGTTGTTACACTTGCAACTTTACTTGTTGAAGCGTTAAAAGTACCACCAAAAACCAAAGAACCTTTTGTTAAAGTTGTTACTGGCTGATAAGCATTTCCATCATATATATATAAATCTTCAGAGACAGAATCGAAGAAAAATTGCCCTGTAAACTCGGATGTGGGGAAACCTGTCTGAGCTACAGATCCAAATAGCGTTGTTGAAGCATTAGCAAGTTTTACTCCTGTAATTGCATCATTTGCAATTCTTGCTGTTGGGATACTTCCTGAAGTGATTAACGCTGCGCTATGTGCAGGAAGATCACTATCTACCAAAGTAGTAAGTGTAGTAACTCGACCTTTTGCGTCAACTGTAACTTTTGTTCCTGTTCCTGCTGTTACTCCAGAATCAGCAACTGTGATTGCACCATTTGAATCAACAGTAAGTGGTCCTCCAGTTGGGACAGACACCCCACCAACAGCACTAGCAGTTGCTTTAGGTAAATCACCAGCAGCAAGAGTTGACGTACCTGTGATTTGTCCGAAGTTGTTAAAGGTGACTTTTGTCGCTGTAGCACCAGTCACTGTCGCAGCGATTGACACAGCACCAGCACCTGTAACTGATAATCCACCAGCACTAGCAATCGACACACCACCAACAGCGGATGTTGTCGCAACTGGCAAATCGCTTGCTACTAGGGCAGTTGTGGCGGTTATTAAGCCCTGAGCGTTATAGCTGATTCCAGCACTTGTTCCAGCCGAAATAACATTATTGATTCCTAAATTTCCAGAAGCTACATTTAGAGATCTATCTATATTTGCAGTAGCTAATTTTGCTGCTGTAATAGTTCCATCAGTAATTTTTGCCGCTGTTACTGCACCTGTTCCTAGTTTTGCATTTATTACTGCACCTGTTCCGATTTTTAATGCTGTTACCGCTGCATCCGCTATAGCTGCTGTGCCAACAGCAGTATTAGCTAAGGCTGCTGCATCAACTGCATTTGCTCCAAGCTTGGCACTAGTTACCGCATCATCTGCAATCTTGGCTGTTGTTATTGCATTATCAGCAATAGTTGCAGTATTTAATGTGCCTGAAATTTTAGCAGCAGTAACAGCACCATCTGCAATAGCAGCCGTGTCTACCGCATCATCTGCAAGTTCTGAAGCTGTTACAGCATTAGCGGCAATCTTGGCTGCCGTGACAGCATTATTAGCTATAGCGGCTGTATCAACTGCATCATCAGCTAACTCACTTGCTGTTATTGCATTTGCTGCAATTTGACTAGCTGTAAGTGAATCATTAGCAATTTTTGTTCCATCAATATCTCCAGCAGATAAATTTAATTTTGCTGCTGTAATTGTCGAAGCAGCAATTTTTGCTCCAGTTACAGCCAGATTTGCTATAGCCGCTGTGTCTACCGCATCATCTGCAAGTTCTGAAGCCCCAACTGCATTTGCTGCTATTTCGCTTGCACCTACAGAGTCAGCAGCTAGTTGAGTTGCAGTAATCGTGCCAGTAGCAATATTTGCTCCTTCAATTGTTGCTGCTGCAATTTTGGCTCCTGTTACCGCATCGTCTGCTATTGCATTGGTGTCAACAGCATTGTCTGCTAATTCACTAGCACCTATAGCGTTGGCAGCTATCTGAGTAGCCGTAAGAGAATTATCAGTAATTTTTGCACCAGCTATATCCCCATTTGATAAATTTAATTTGGCATATACAATCGTTGCATTTGCAATCTTATCGTTAGTAACTGCTCCATTCGCTATAGCTGCTGTATCAACAGCATTATCCGCTAATTCACTTGAACCAACGGCATTAGCAGCTATTTCTGAAGCTGTAATTGTATTAGCGACTATATTGCCAGCTTCAATTGTTGTTGCAGCAATCTTTGCTCCTGTAATAGTTGCAGCAGCAATTTTCGCTCCTGTAACAGCTAGATTTGCAATAGCTGCTGTATCGACAGCGTTATCAGCAAGTTCCGAAGCACCTACAGCATTGGCTGCTATTTGAGTAGTACCAATTGCTCCAGCAGCAATTTTTGCAGAAGGTATATCACCATCTGAAAGATTTAACTTGGCATAAGTAATAGTTCCATCGGCAATCTTTGCATTGGTGACTGCTGCGTTAACTATGGCAGCAGTATCTACAGCATCGTCAGCCAATTCACTAGCACCAACAGCGTTAGCAGCTATTTCACTAGCCCCTACAGAATCTGCTGCAAGTTCAGTAGCTGTAATTGTGCCAGCCGCAATGTTTGCTGCTGTAATCGTTGTACTAGCAATTTTCGCTCCAGTTACAGCCGCTGCACCTAAAGCCGTTGTATCGACAGCACCAGCCGCAAGTTTTGCAGCAGTTACAGCATCATCAAGAATTGCATTTGTATCTACAGCATCATCTGCCAACTCAGAAGCAGTAATAGCATTTGCCGCTATTTGAGTAGCTGTAATTGTGTCATTAACAAGTTTTGCACCTGTAATCACACCATCAGTTATTTTAGATGCGGTAACAGAATTAGCTGCTAACTTTCCTGATGTAACGGCTAAATTTGCTATTGCATTTGTATCTACAGCGTTATCAGCAAGTTCACTAGAGCCAACAGCATTAGCTGCTATTTGTGTAGCAGTAACAGAGTCATTAGTTAATTTTGCACCAGGAATATCTCCGTCACTTAGATTTAACTTGGCATAAGCAATCGTTCCATTTGCGATCTTTCCATTAGTAACAGCAGCATCTAAAATTGCATTAGTATCTACAGCATCGTCTGCAAGCTCACTAGCTGTTATTGCATTAGCAGCTATTTGTGTAGCAGTAATAGTATCGTTGACTAATTTGGCTCCAGTTATTGTTGCGTTCGCTATCTGAGTTGCTGTTATTGTTGCGTTTGCAATTTTTGCTGCCGTGACATTCAAGTCAGTAATACTTGCCGTTACAACAGTATTTGCTCCTAAACTTGCAAGTGCTGTGCCAGGAATTGAACCAGCATCAATTAGTGCAACGCCTTTCTCAACTAAAGCTTTGGCTGTAATTCGTTTGGTTTCTGACGCACTATCGTCAACTACCGCTAATTCATCACCTGCTGCTAAATCTGCTTCAGCTAACTGAGGCAATTGACTTATTTGAAGATCAGCCATTTAACTCTTGGTCTTTAGGGACAGTTTATACCTTTTATCTATTATGTCGCATCATCTTCTAAGAACAGCTTGCTACCATCTTCCTGCAATAAGTAATCAGTAGATTCTTGTAGAATGTAACCAGGTGTCGAGCCTACTTTAAGATCGAATTGACCAGAAGTAACAAAGTCTATATTTGTTTTTATTATCCCGACATTAGGGATTGAAATACTACAACTTGTCACTTGTGCCGTGCATTCATACCAAGCATTATTAACAGAATTAGCAGATTCTCTATAAAGAAAAAATCGACCAATAAAATCAGTGCCTTGTTGAACTCGTAAAATTAAACGTGCTAAATAACTAGAAAATTCTTGATCAGCAGAATAATCAGGATCACTTGTGACATATCTATGCTCCCAAAAACAAGTCATTGAACCTTGCCCTTGAAGCAATCCATTATCATATTGTCTTTTATAAGTTTCGCCTAACTGACTAATTTCTATTTGATCTCTTTGTGTTGTGAACTCATACTCTTCAATTCTTGCTAAAGGTCTGTAATTATTATTTCTTGAAATTATTGAAATATTTTGATTTCCAGAAGGAGTAGCCAAAGCTATAGCATTGGCTTTTGTACCTCCAACTGCAAGAGCAAAAGTGTTATAAAGCCGCAATCCTCCTATATCGTCAACATGAGCAAACCAACTACCATCTCTTTTGTTATGACCAGAAACTAATTCTAAATTTGCAGATTCGCCTCCATCTGTTCTTGATATTGAAATTCGATCACCAGTAATAATATTTCCTTTTACACCATCAACAGAAAATCTTTTTCTGTCTGTATTTACATCACTAGGAACTAATGAAGCATTAAGACTATGCTCCATTGATGTTCTTTTGAGTTCAATGAACCCTCCACTACCTAAATAGGTGGGCATCTATTTAAGCAGCAATTACAGCAGTAGGTGCAGAAGCAGCCTCGAAGGAAACTTCAGCAGATAAAACTTCACCTTGACTACTTGTCATAGCAATACTTGTTAAGACAACAGTCATAGTCGTGACCTTTGCATCACCTGCATGATCTGTAATACCTAGACTAAGTTCTACCGTCTCCGAAACCGCACCACCTGTTTTAAGTAACTTACCCATTAAGGTAGAAGCTTGAGTCTGACCAGCAGTTGCACCTGATGCAGAGTACCAAGATATAGAAGCAGAACCAGAAACACTGCGAGTTCCACCTATAAGTTGTCTATCACGATCACCTAATGTCGTAACATCTAAGGTTTCTTGTGATGCAGTAAAACTCCATGTAGTTACGGTTGCGACTGTGGTGCTACCCACTTTCATCAACCCATCACCGCCTGAATAGTAACCCACGACAATCTTTAAATTAAACAGTCATTATATTCTAAGGCGAATCGAGGCAAGCAACAAATTTACATTGAACATTACTACGTCCAGGGTAGACACTTGTCACCTCTGGAGGCCCATCATATCGCCATTTTTGAGCAGAAAATTCAGGTGATTCTTTCATGTATTTTGTTAAAGCAAAGCCTGAACCTGCCTGTGTATCTTCAATTCCTTCCATTGCTCTACTGTCGTCAAAATCAACGTAATCGTAAACAGACATCACAGAAACGTAATTAGAAATTATATGTCCTGCTAAATCATCAGAAATATTATTATATGACAATGATAATGAAGAATTGATTCTATTCTTTCCATATCGAATAACAGTTTTTACTCCATTTTGAGCCTCAAATTCAACTTGGGGAAATTCTCCTGGCGAATAAGTTCTTGCCGATGGAGCAGGAAGATCAGGAGGAAATTTAACAGCCATAATTACCTCAATTCAGGGAAGCGTTCAGCAAAGTTAATACCATTAATAGGGTCTGGATCTGCATTATAAAGAACGGCAAGCTTGCCATTGTCGGGATGATTTGGGTTAGTAGGATGCTTAATTAAAGGCACATGGCTTGCTGCTATTTGAATAAGTCCTTCCTCACCATAAGTAAGAGATTCAATCTTGTAAATCCTATCCTCAATAGTGGTATCAACTTGTGCAAACAACTTATTTTTCAACCCTGCTGTATTAGTACCACTAGCATTTACAGAAAAGCTTTTCTTTTCTATGCCGCCTAAAGTACCTGGACTCCAAACATAAGCCTCTATTTGACCAGAAATTGTTGACCTACAAATAACTTTTCCTTCATTGTCAATACTTCCATTATTAAATCGACTTGTATGTGTTGCCTCAGTTAAGACTCTAATATAATCACCACCAACTAATCCAAAGACTGAACTTGGTGGAGTGTGAAAAACAATTCCATGATCAACTTCTTTTCTAACTGATAAAACCATAGCAGCAAAAAGTTTTGCATGAGCAGCATTCGTACACCAATTACTTAAATCAAATGTTTCTTCGGGAAGTTGTTCTGCCGCAGGGAAAAAGGCTGCATCACTTATGTTTTGTGGATCATTATTGTAAGCATAAGTTTTAGCAACATTCTCTGGAAAACCTCCTATATTTGTACTTGTATTCAGTTGATTATCTCTGTATATCACAGTTGCTTTAAACATCGTTCTTTCTTCTGGAGTCAAAAAAGTTACCTTTATATCTTTCATATTTCCATCTGTAAATAACGCTCTTATATTAATTCCTCCATTATCAACAGTAGCGTTATAGTTTATTTTATAATTAGAATCTATAGGGAAACTAGGTTTTAAACTAAATCGACCTCCTAAAATAGTAAAATCTAAAAAGTTATATCCTGCATGTTCAAAAATAAACTCTCTTAAATTAAACCTACGATCAATAACTCCATCCCAGAAAAATTGATTAGCCCTACAAAATCTAGCCCCTTCAATCATACCGAGACGATCTACACCATCATGTCCTACAAGATCTCCAGCACCGTAATCTTTATTTGTTAATAAATCATGTGCTATCTCTACAAAGTTATTAGTTGGGTCTGAAAAATAATTTCTTTCTGCATAAGCTGGAGGATTAGCAAGATAATTATTATCTGGAATCAAACGATCTACCACTATTCCTTGTCTAATAAACGCAGAAAAAGCATTAAAACTACTTAAAGTATTTGAAGCACCAATTCTGATACCACCTATTGCAAGTTTTTCATATTGAATACTAGGAGTATCATTAGTAATGTCATGAGTTATTTCGTTAATGTAAGTTATCTTATGTTCAGGGCCACTTTCATGACTAGAAGCTTCAGCATCATATAAAAAATAATCAGCTATAGCATTATTAATATTATGTCTTTTTAAATTCCAATATCTTGTAAAGAAACCAGAAGTTCCATCATTTGACCAATCACTATGTTCACCAGAAGTATCATCGGTGTCTACTACTGTTGCAGGTGTTCCAACAACAGTTAATGTGACCGTTGGAGAAACACCATTAAGAGTGACTTTATCGTAACTGAGATAACCATCACCTCCAGCATGTAATGAAAATCTTCTATATACCTGACTACCATTAGTTGTTGTTTGTGAGCTTATTTGCAATCCAGTACCAACCCCTGTAATAGCTGTTGTTTGAAATATCTCTGTTGAAGTTGTAGGTTCTGATGAAGTAGCTTCTGAAACACAAATAGCATAAGTATTATGTCCTTGTGAGTTCTTATATCTCCAATCTGGCCCTCCTCCCCAAGAGCTAGGGTTTCTTGCAATTCTAAATTTACGAGAGACACCATCTTTACCGACAACTGGCCCCATCCAATCGTCATCCCCCATAGGAATATGACCAGCTTCAACAGGAACTATTAATCCATTAGGAAGCAAAGTTCCTCCAAAGATTAAATGCCAATTCCATATATCATCTGAACTTTTAACTGCAACAGCAGCTATACCTTTTTGTGGACTGAAATACGCATTGCCTACTATTGGTGTTCCTTTGTAATTGTAATTAGTTACATTAGTATGCTGTGCCGCTATAGGTTGACCTTGATTAGGATCATTATTTAAGCCATTACCATAATAACTCGTTTTATTATCAGGTTGAAAAGCTCCAGTTCTGAAAGCATATTCAGGAGGAGCAAACTGATCATTACCTACAAAAGCTGGATAAAAATTATTTACTGGACCTCCTATAACTGTATTGCCTTCTTCATCTGTGATAGGCAAAGCAGAACCTAACCCACCTCTATCCCATTCAGGATTATTTGTAAGAATACTGCCATTCTGAACGCTTGACTTGACTGGTAATTGTCCTTCTTTTGCATGATATGCAATAGTCAAACCTAAACTAGTATTTCTATGAGATTGCAAACGATGTGTATAATTTAAAATATGAACAATTCGATTATCTACATAATTTAATACTACATTTCCTGGTACAGGCATAAATCTAAATTCATATTGACTTGGTGTATCGTGATGAATAAAAATAGCATTATATTGATCAACTGGACTAGAACCTTCTACACAAATAACTTGAGAACTTATATCAGTAAAATCATCTCCAGAATTTAGTTTTTTTGCTTGTACTTTAAAAAAGCTAAGTCGTTTAACATACTTATCTACAGTTCCTAATTGAATAGAACCATTTTTATCTTCATAACTTCTAATTCGTGTTTCTGAAGGCATTTCATTAACATTAGGAAAGCCCGAAACCTTTCTCCAAACCTTACTTTTTATCCCTATTTCAGTAACATCAGAGTTTCTAGTATTTGCAAAAATCCCAAGATCGACTTTTTGAACAACTAAAGACTCATAAGGTAATTGTGTTTCATCTGTATCTCTAAATTCAATGTAACCTGCTTCGTCAGCCTTAAGCTGTATTGCCTTTTTAAAACCTTCATCACCAGGAACCCATACTCTTCCATCATCTTCTTTTGTTACTGTCATCAATGCAGATCCAACCATATACTGCTCTCCTACAGCAATTGTGTCATCCACTTGTTCTCTAGTCGTATCAGCATTTGATTTTGCATCTGAAGATCCCCAAGGAGAAAATTTATTCCATTTTTTATTTTGATCTACATCTGTGATAGAAGAATCTATCCATGCAGATTCATTTCTATCATGATAAATACGATAATTAACAATTAAATCTCCAGCAGGAGAATCAATAGCAGCTTTAACTTGATCAGGATTTAATACAACACCATTGCCAGCATTTTTAAAAAAATAAGACTCAGTAGAATTTGTTATTCCTACATACCTTGGATAATTATGACTTACTTTTGCCATTTTTATTCTTGAGTCTTTTTTAACTCCATCATCTCCATCTTTCGCTAACAACAATAATTCCCATCTAACTCTATAAGCATTACCGTTTGGTAAAGGCGAATGAACACCAAAAGCATTATTAGTACTTAGAGTTTTTGTTCCTGAAAAACTTGGATACCAATTAAAATTAGCTTCATTTTGACTGTTATAAGTTTCAGCAAAAACTTTTACTTTAAAAGGATCATCATCAACATATTCTCTATATCCTCTTGATTCATAATTATTAGTATTTGGTGCTGTACCTATTGAATATTGATCACTACCTGCGGTACTAGTACCATCTAAAACACCTTTTAATCTATTTAATGTTCTTGCACCTGTTGAAAAATATACTTTTTGTTTAGAAGCAGCTAAATCTGTTAAAAAAGTTTCACCTAACGCTAATCCTTCATAAGGTGGTTGTTCTCTTAATTCACCATTAGAAAACAAACAAATTGCACTAACACTTTCTCCATACTGTGCAGTTCTTATTTGCGACCAAATAAGCTGACTCTTTAATCTTACACCTCCTACACCATTGCCACATCTTGCGTAAACCAAAGGTATAAAACTTCCTAATTCAGCTAAATCTTGAAGAGATTGAAATCCATTTTGAGGATTAAAACGACTTCTACCCTGCACTCCACCAACAGTCAAACTCGGAGGAGCTTTTTGTTCTTTTGGTTTTGGTGCAAGTAAATATGAAATAGCAGCAATAGCAATACTGACAACAACAGTTCCTAACCATGTCAGTGCAACCGCCCCACTTGCCGTAAAAGTATATAAAGCCCAAGCTCCTGCTGCTGGACCTGCAACAATATCTGCCTCTACAGGTTTTGCGTCAACTAAATCTAAAAATTCAAAATATTCTTTCTCAGTTATACCTATGGATTCACATAGCTTTACCTCGAAGGGCAATAAAGTTCTAGAACCGCCAAGTCTGCGATGGGACTCCAGCGAACCGTCTTGTCTGCGAATGATAGCCAACCGCCTTTCCAATAAACAGCTAAAGCGTAACCTTTTTCTGACTTGCAGAGAGCTACAACTCCAATATTAGCGGTTGTTGTGAGTGTTCCCCACTTTTTCAATTCATCAGGAAATACCTCATAATCTTCTTTTCTCATACGTCTATACCAATCTCTGGTCGGAGCAGGACTTGGTATTCCATAATTTTTTAAAACTTCTCTTGCAAGGCTTACACAATCAGCAGCTTTATGATTATCTGGATTTGCACCTAAACGATAAGGCAACCCTAATAACATTTCAGTTTTCAACTTGCTTGAATCCTTCCAGTTACAGGTAAATGACCAACTAAATTACTCGTTAAAAAACGACCAATATTTCCACCTACAGAATCTATTGATGAACTAAGCATTATTTCAATCGTTGCATTATCATATCCCATTGATACAATTTTCCAAATATCAACTGCTAAAACTGATTCTACTGAACTAAAAGTTAAATCAGTCATTTTACATGTAGTCACACGAATACTCCAAGCTTTATTAACAGCTTCTGCTGCATAACTCATTGATAATTTATTTGTACCAATAGCTCCAGATCCTTCTCTGTCCTCACTTTCATTAGCCAATATAATTGCAGACTCAAGATTATTTCCATCTTTACTTCTAGTCGCACCTTGATAAATAAAAGAAAGAAAATCAAATTTCTCATTACCACCTACTTTTGGATCTTTTATTCCAGCCCTACTTGGCTCACTATTTTGAAAACGATGTTGAATAGGAGTACCAGCAATATCTCCTGAAGCTGGAACTAATTTTGGATCATAAATTTCTATGAACGTAACTAATGCAATTGCCGAAGTCATCAGATTCCAATTCGTGATCTATTTGAACGATTATTTTGTAATGATCTTATTGTTTTTGTTTCCCCCATTGAAGCACCTTTAGAAGCCGCTGTATTAATAATTTGTCCCACAGCAGACTTAGGAACATACTCATCACCGTTAAAGTTTAATGTTGGCCCTGTGTAATTCACAGTAGTTACTCCACCGCCTCCACCTCCTTGCATCGCAACCCCAAGTCTTCCACCTTTTCCTCTCTTAAGGGGTAATATCGCTTCTGGACCCGCTTCACCCATGAGTCCTAGCTTTGAACCGCCATATTTGAACATGGTTGGGCTATTAACTACACCGCCTTTTCTATAAGGAACAATACCGTTCTTAGCAACGACCAATCCATTAGCTCCTACCGCACTTAAAGATCCTGATAAATCATTTGCACCTAAACCAAGACCACCACCACCACCACCACCACCACCAAAGATTGCACTAAGGAAATTACCACCGCCCATTGCCGAAATTGTATTAAAGATCAATTGCTTAGCAATCATTCTTGCTATATCAGCAATAACAGAACGAGCAAATGCTTTAAAGTTTAATGTTCCAGTTGTTAGGAAAGTAGCGAGATGATCAGCCATCTTGTCAAACGCAGATGCTGTTATGTCAGCAATTTCTTGCATCAAAGGTTTTATTCCTTCAGCCCATTTCTTATAACCACCCAAAAATCCTTCAAATTCATCACCTTCGCCACCAAGGCCAGGAAGATCAGTAAGCCCTTTCTTTAAATTTTCTACAAAATCTTGTGCTGCTTTAGCAGTTGCTTCATCTCCCTCTGCAATTGCATCATTTAATTCTTTAATTTTTTGAAGAAGTTTTCCTCTATCTTCAATATACTTCTCCATTCGTAACTCATACATCTCACTTCCTGGTTGTGGAGTTGTAGCAAGATTATTATTAAAATCACCTTCAAATTTTCTATCTAATTCACTTACTTCCTCCCAAAGACCTTTTACTATTTTCTTCGCTTGAGTCATTGCTCCTAAGTCACCAGAAGCAGCTTTTTCAGCTAATTTTTTTGTTCCATTTAAAAATCTATCTAAAGCCACTGCTGCTGCAATAATTCCAGCAGCCAACGCAACCCAAGGATTTACAAAAGAAGCAATATTCAAAGTAACCATTGCATTTCTTATTCCTTCAATCACCTTTGTCAATGTAAGTCCACCTGCTATCGCAGTTGCAACGGACTTCATTAACGTCCCAAGGAGAATACCACCTCCAAATATGAGGACAGTATCTCTTAAATCATCAAAATGTTTTTGAACAAATCTAATTGTCGTTACAGCAAACTGACCCATGTTGACCAGCGTTTCACCCATCAAAATAATTGCAGGAATCATCTCTTCTAAAATTTGAGCTTGAATAATTTGAAATTGCGCTCCAATAGGTTTTAACAATTGACCTAAATGAATTCTTAAAGCGTTCATCTGAACAATTGCTCTTGCACCAGCTTCTTCGTCTGAAGCTCCTATCTTTTCAGCAGTGGAGGTGTATTCATCACCTAATAACATTACAAATTCCCATAACTGTTTTAATCCCACTTCGCCTTTTTTCAAGGCATCTTGTAAATCCGCAGTTGACTTATAAATATCCTTATTAGCCTCTTGGAATTTCGTTACCGCACCTGGGAACCGTTCCCCCAACTGGCCTGACAGCTCTTCTGCACTGACACGCCCCTTCGAAAATATCTGAACCATCGCTGTAATAGCAGACTTAACATCTTCTGAACTACCAGCAGTACCTTTTATTGCAGCAGTTACGTTATGGAAGGCAAGAGCAGCATGTTCAACAGTTCCTCCTGCACCAGTAACAGCAGCAGCCAACCTTGTCATTCCTCTGGTCGCTATCTCTTGAGGAACATTGAATTTTGCAGTTACTAAGGCAGCCATATCTAATGCAACTTGGAAATTTTCTCCTTCTCCTGTTGCTTTTTTCAATGCAATTTCTAACTTTGCTATGTCAGAGGCATAAGTAGAGCTATTACTTAGAAAACCAGCAATAGGCTGGATTAATTGACTAGCAACAAGACCACCAGTAATTGCACCGCCTGCCATATCACCATCAGGCCGTAACGCTTCAATACCAGCACCGATACCAGCACCTAAGAAGCCAGCAGGGCCGCCAACAAAACCAGCACCTAATATTGACTGTCCTGCTCGTCTTAAGTTTGCACCGCTAAATTTATTTGCATTTATTTTTGATAAAGCTTTATCTGCCTGAAGTATTGATTTAGAAACAGAACGAAAAGCTTCACTTGTTGGCTTTAAGGTATTTCTAATTTCTTCTAACTTACTTTTATGTTTAACGATGCTATTAATATTAAGATTTCTAGCTTTTAAAGTTTCTTGTAATCGTTTTGTTAATTGAGGTTGAGTTTCTAATTGAGGGCCATACTGAGCAGCACTAAAGCCAGTATCACCAGACACAAAACGCTTTTTAGCAGGAGGTAATAATTTTTGATTAAATTTTGGATTAACTGCTTTAGCTATTTCCTCTCTTCTTTTCTTTAAAGCTTCATTTCCTTTTTTAATACTATCGTTTAATTCTTTATTCTTTTCTTCAACCATCTCAGTTACTTTTACCCACTCATCTGAACCTCTTACAAGATCAGGAAGTAAACTTTGTAAATTTTGTAATTCTGCCGTAATCCCTCTATCTGTTTTTGGATAAGCCTGTGCCTTTCCAGTTCCAAAAGGATCAAATGGTTCTACAGGAAACTTTTTCCCCATAAAAGGGAAATCAAACATTGCTTGTTGAATCTTTTTACCTGAAGCTCTGTATTCTCCAACATTTTTTGGAAAATAAGTTGCTGTTTTATCTTTGAAAAAATCTTTTGTATAACCACCAGCCAATTCCTCTTCCATCATGGAATAAGTTGGTGATTTTATTCCAACCATATTTGCAATGCTCATTAACCTTTGAGCAAAACCTGGCATTTCTCTAAACGCCTGAGTGCCATAGCCCACATGAGCCTTGCCTTCAGGGTCATAAAATCTAGCTGTTCCTTTTGGCCCTATAACATTGTCAAGAAAAGTACCTTTATCTTTTTGATAAAGAAAAGACTTTGCTTGAGATTTTTGCTGCGCAATTAACTTATCTGTTATTAATTTCTTAGCCTGCATCTGTGCTATTTGATTAGCAGCACTTGTATTTTGCGCCCCTAATATTTGAGTCTTTGCTGCCTCTTCAGCATTGATCTTTGTTAATACTTCTAAATAGCCTTTGCTTCTAATATTTGACCTATCTTGAATACTTAAAGCTTGTAATTGAACTTCATTCAAAGCTCCTGTTTGACTTTTTAAATCTTTAATATTAATTAGCTGCTTACCTTTGCCCTTTCCATCAAGTTGTTCTCCTTTAAGGAAAGCAGCATTACTTGCTTCTATTAATCTTTTAAAGTCTGGATTACTCTTAAAATCATCAAGTCTAAAAGTTCCTCTTTTTGTTAGCTCAACCTGATTTAAAAAATCTTTTTGTTTCTCGTTTAAATCGTTAAAAGTTCTTTGAAGTAATAGCCCTTGTAAAGCCGATTGTCTTCTTGCAAAATCTTCATTAGTTTTTACTGAACCAAATCCTGTAGCCAAAAACGCAGCATCACCAGGACCAGGCGTTATAGTTCCTTTCCTTCTTCCACTTGATGCTTGGATTTGTTTTTCAAGTCCAAGTCGTTCTCTTAATTCTCTATTTAAAGAATTAATTTCTAAAGTTAAATTCTTATAAGCTCTACCTTGAAAATCAGTTCTACCTCTTAATTTTTCAAACGCAGAAATTTGACCTTTTAAACCTTCATTTGTTTTAAAAGTAGCTTTACCAAATTCTCTTATTCTTCTTGTCGTAATTTCAAAAGCTTTATCTGTTTTTTTTGCTTTTTCTGAAATATCTTTTAAAGCTTTACCTAAACCTTGAACGTCTTCAAACCCATCAATAACGGCCTTAAGAGTCAGTTTTCCAACTTGTCCTGCCATTACTTAGAGTCCTTGTTAAATTCTTTCAATGCTGCTGCTTCCATAACCTTGAGGCTTTCAAGCATTTCAGCACGATTATTTACATTGTATAGGTCAAACAAACCTCCCGCACACAATAAGACTTCATATTTTAAGCCAACAAAACCACTCATCGAAACATTCCATTGAGTTTGCATCCTTAAAAACATTAAAACTGTTTCCCAGTTTTGTTCCCACACAACACATTCTCTTTCTTCTTTAGGCTTCTCAGGTAGTTTGATCCCAAATATCTTGGCATCTTCATCTGCCTGTTCTGCTGATTCACTGCCACCCGAAGCCCAATAAAGGGCAGCCTCAGTTAGTTTTTTTCGTCAGCCATTGCATAAAACTTTTGAAACGCAGAAACTACTCCTTGAACAAAATCAACATCTTCTGAAAAATCTTTTAAATTTTTTTGACTAAAAGGAATATCTTTTTCTTCCTCATCTTTTATATCTGACCAACCAGTAATAATTGTTTTTAAAGCTTCATAATCTTCTTTGCCTTGAAACTCGCTTAACTCTTTTTTTGCCAATCGCTTAAATCGAATCGTGAATTTATGAATTTCAAATTCACCAATAACTTCTTCTGAAGGTTTTCTAACTTCAACAGGCCAAGGATAAGCAGAGACTTTCTTTTTAATAAAACTCATTTGATAAGAAATAGAGATACCTTGCTACTTTAACCATAAAAAAAGGAGGCGTAAGCCCCCTTTTAATC